TACTCTTACTATCAGTAATGGTCATCTTAAAGTCATCATTAGGATTTGGTATAGCAAAATATGATGCTTTATCTACCAAATTACCAGGAGTTGTGCCTATACCAATTGGTGTAGTATCTTGAGTAGAATAGATTAACTCTTCACCAACATGGAATCCATGTGGAGTTTTAAAGGTAAATGTATTATCTTCTGTACTAACTACACCACCAACAGAAGCACTATTAAAAACTGCTTCATGTGGAACTCGCTTCATCTTTGCTTCAGCATATCCTTCACCACCGCCACCAGTAATTGATACGATTGGTGTATCTAAGTAATCAACACCTTCATTATCTACAATAACATCAACAACTTCACCACTTACATGAGCATATACAGATGCTCCTACACCACTGATATTTTCCCTTACAGACAGTCTAGGTGGATGTACGACATCATAACCTTCTCCTTTGTTTAGAACGCTTACAGAGTCTATAGCACCAAAGTATACTTTATCTGGTGACTTGTAAGATGCAATCTCAACACCATTGGCAAATAAACCAATAGCACCTTCAGATGCTACAGATTTCTTACCTGTAGAAGATGGGATAGGTGGATAGGTTGGTATAGGTATTCTCTTGAATAATTTTTGCCCACCTAGAGTATGACCATATAGATTAAACGGTGTTAGTCTATGGGTTGATACACCAGATATTACACTGAATACATCAATAAACTCACCATTCCTAACATTCTCCTGTGTAGATGCTAATTTGATCTGATTATCATTTATCTTCTTAACATAGTAACCTTGTGCAGTATTCAAACCTACACTACTATCCCAGTCACTAATATGCTCATATACGACTAATTCACCAGTAATGAAATTATGCTGACTTATATTAATTGTTTGTCCAGTTTGACTATTATTAAACGTTCTTATCTTAGTATCTGCATTTATTTCCCAATGTGGGATACTATTTGATGCAACGAATAAATCAGTTCCTTTTGAGTAAGTATTCTGAACATCAGCAGTATATGTGTTAGTTAACTTTAAATTTCTTCTAAGATAATGATTTCTAGTTAAATCAAGTGTACCAGCATTAATTTGAATAACTAGGTCACTTATGATTTTTGTGACTTTTGCATCAACTGGAGTATCAGTATTAATGTCATATACAGTTATATCGTCACCAACGTATAATTGATTCTTATTTTCCAATATTAACTCATATGTGCCAGGTGACACTAATTCAATTTTAAATATCGCATATTTAGAAGGTGTATTGTAAATCCAAGCATTATAACGCAATTCGTCCTTTTCTAGACCTAAACTTTTAACATTAATCTCAGATCCGACATTTTGGTTCTGAGCAGATCCAGTAAAGTCATTTAAGACTTCTACAACTTGTAATTCGACTCTTTTGTCTAAATCACCTTCTTCGTAAGAATATACGTTCAAACCTGAACTTACAGTAGATCCTATGCCAGCAGTGCTTGATAATCCTTCAATATCCCTAAATTGGGTATAACTCTTTGCACCGTAAGTTAATGTGTCTCCACCAAAGTTTAAAACGCCTTCACTAGCAAATCCAACCGTAGAATCAACATTTAAGATGTCCGTGCTTAATTCACCGAATTGTGTGATGTAAGTTTTCTTAATTGGTTCAAAATTACCAATTATGGTGTCTGTTGATAAAGAAACCTTGTAATAACGTGTTTTATTGATTACATACTCTTCTATGTTGTAAATTGCACCAGAAGACTGTATTGGAGTAGTATTTTGGAATAATGTTTCCCCAGAGATTTTACGTGGGTCTCCACCAACCAAAGTACACAAAAGAACCGTATTTCTAATGAAATCGGCATCAGAAGGTTTAATTAAGAATTGTTGTGGTTGTATTAGGTCAACATCTTCATTATAGAGAACTCTGAAGAGAATATCGAATGCTTCGGGTGTTCCTTTACTTGAATAGAAGTCTTTTGCCTGTCTGATGAAATTTGCTTCATCTAACTCGCCAAATAGTCCTCTTTCTTCAAATCCAGGTAATACTTGTATTTTTAACTTCCTTAAGAACTCTTTTAGGAAGATATTGCTTAAATTAGTAACTCTTGCTTCATCAGCATGAGTACCAATACCAGTTGACGTAAATGTTAAAAATTCTGGTTTATTAGTAGTCTCATTCTTCTCAATAGCACTAAAACCACGAACACAACCAGTAAAGGAGTTAGTTGTGATTCCTGTGTATGTTATTATCTCATTATTGATTTTTAGAAGACCCCATTGTTCAGGCCAACCTTTAGTTGACTGAACATTGATAGTATCAGCAGCACCATCGACATATGCAGTCAAACTGGTGACTCCAACAAGATTCTCGTTAGTAATACGAGTTAATCCTTTATATTCAACTAAATTGTCAGCAATGTCTACAGTACCACCTTGGAATTCTTGTGATATGTAATATTGCTTTAAAAATTCAGCAAATAGTGGATTATCGGTATTGATGTGTTCAGGTATTTGGCTCTGAACAACATCATTGATTTTTACCTTGTATATTGAAGTTTCTATCATTATCGAGTTTTGCTACCGTTTTGATAGGAAGATTGAACATCAAATCTAGTACCAGATGTATTTCTACCAGAAGAAATAACATCTTGTCTCATATAGATGTTGCTGTTGGAGGTATCAAGTTGCAAATACAATTCTTGTCTTGCAAGAACATCATTAGATAATGGAACTGCCTGAACCTCAATGATATTGTTGGATTTGACAGTAGAGATGATATTGACAGTATCTATAAGCATTTCACCCTTCTGATAATCAATAGTACCAAACTTAGTACTCAAGATTTCTATTTCATCATCTGTCTTCTTCCTAAACAAGAATAAGTTACCTTTTTTGGTTCCTTCTATCTTGGAATCGGAGAAATAGCAAGTTCCACTAAATGTGCTAACACTAAATCCAGTACTCTTAATATTATAAGTATCATTACCACAATAAAACTCATTACCAAAGCACAATTCATATTGTGCAAACTGATTAACTTTTGCAACTAAATTTCTCCTCATTCTAACCATAGTAATGTTAGAAGTGATAGAATTGTTAACATTATCAATTAGAGTCTGAATTTTGGAATATTTGAATCTACCACCAAACTGGTTGACCTCAGATTCCAATGCATACTGAGTCAAGTTGTTATATATGGATGCTTTTAGACTATTTGGATCTCCAACGAAATTAGTATTATAATAAACGTAACTATCGATCTCAACATACAAGAATTTGAGATCTATGAAAATAGGAACAATACCAGCAACAGTATAACTCCTTAAAGACTTTAATAATTGTTTTTTAGTAAAGTCGGACAGGTAACTACCGTTTCTGGGTTTTGCAGCAATGAATACCCTACCATATTGCGGTGGGTCAAGTTCTTCTCCACCATAGGCACTGACTGAGTGGATATTAGGATAGATTGAAGGAATGATTGCTTCGTAGTCAGTTGCGGTAACTGCTCTATGCTGAGAACTATACAACCTTGGTGCATAATACTTAACGGATTGCAATGACTCAATATCGTCTCCATTTTCTGCCTGAGATACAGTATCCAACAAAGGATCTATATTATTTAACTTAGCACCGTCATCATCTCGTATTTGACCAACAAATCTGAATCCAACAGCACCATTTGCTGCTCTACCCTGAGTCTTAATATAAGATGCTCTAACAATTGCACCATTAGGCAGTTTCTTACCAAAGATGCCATCTCCAAATAATAACTCATATCTTTCATCAGAAGTCTCTTGAATCAAGAAGATATTGGAAGTAGAAGTAACACCAACAATGTTATCAACCATTGTATACTGTTCTTCAACAGTAGATGAACCTGATTCTTGAACTGTTACTCTTAAGGTTGAAGTATCAATACTATCATTCGGTAAAACGTATCTTTCATTCTCAAGTGAGTTATTTACTGTCCATGCGTTTTCTAAAAACTGTCCTTGGAATATATCAAACTCACCAAACGATTCTCCTTCTAATACTGGTAGAGTAATTTTATCAGGAATAGAAAATAAGAAGGTTGTGTCTTGTACGTCTGAATTTGATATTAAACCTGGTTGTATTTCAATAGTCTTAGTTGATGAAGATATACCTGCTAACTGAAACGACACAGTTGCCTTTGCAGCACGTTTAGAACGTGGAACATACCCAATGTTACGTGCAAGGGAAACAACGTTCTCACGGAGCGTTGCAGAGTCTATAAAAGACTCATTAACAACCATATTGGTATTATATGCTGTGATATATGTGTTATACGCTAAAGTATTAACAAGGACAGACAGGTTAGAACCTTCAAAGTCAAAATCCGTGAAGTTGGAGTTCTCCCGTAAGTAATCCTTTATCGAGGTTCTAATGTCCTCGTAGTTTAAGTTTGTGAACTGTTGTAGTGCCATTATAGTCTAGTCGGTTCTAAGACGAACGAAACAGTTTGAGTAGGAAGTGATAGACCAACTATGTCATAACGTATTTCAATGTTTAATAAATTTTCATCAGGTTTTGATTTAACCCTAACTGATGTAAGATCTACCCTTGGCTCATTATTCTGTATTACCAGTTGAATCTGTGTCTCTAATGGATCTATAAGATCCCTTGTTGCTAATTCAAATAATGATCCAGTTATATTAGTGCCAAGCAATTCATTAAAAAATACTTCCCCTATTTGAGTACGAACAAGATTCTGGACTGCTTTTTTAATAGCGTCCTCATTTTTTAGCGGAAGTAAGTCTGAAGTTATCGGATGCCGTTTAAAGGACAATGAAATGTCTTTAAATCCCCGTGATACTTCTTGAAGAGGCACTGGTCTTCTACAATTCGATGTATTTATCCTTATTTAGACCATAAAAAAAGGGGATCCGAAGATCC